CTTATCCGTATTTACCTTGAATCCCACGGTCTCTAGAATATCTATTACGAGATGGTAAATCTCCGCGGGACAGATTATGTCGTCACCGTAGACTGAGCAGCCTGAAAGGCGGCCCGAACTGGCACATCCGTAGTGTATCCTGTACGCTAGCTCGACAATAGATGCAAAAATTAAACATTCTATTGGAAAGCATAGCGCAGAGCCCATTGGAGCGAACTTGTCGAATTTGACTAGATATCCGTTGATAGATGTCCAGTCAGAACGACAAGCATAGAGATACCGATACAATCTGGTACCTCTAATTGTCCGCTTCAACAACCTCCAGGAGACACTGTCTGACGCATCCGACAGATCAATGGTACACAACTTACTGGTGTAAGCCTGTGCACATAGAGATCTGTTGTTGTCTTGGTTCGAGAACTGGATATATCGTGAAAGTAACGGATGCTTCTCGATATATCGCATCAGATCCCGAGCCACGCCCTGTTGGAGATACTGAAGCCAGGAGGGTTCCATACATATAGTACGGTCCTTTCCGGCCTGCTTGGGGACGAAGATGAGCTTCGATACCCTGTCACAGGTATCAAGTCTCGAATCATCCTCAATCAGTGTCTCTAACGAGGCAGACTTCATTAGGATGCGAGCTCTATCGTCGTGTCGGTGGTTACGCCATTTGCGTGCGCGTATCTTCCCGACATCAGCAGTAGAGCCAGACCCGTGCTGGAATCGAAACTCTTCAGATGGTTCGTATGGACGTAGCCATTCTGTGAGAATCGATGCCAATTGGGGTGTGTACTCGTCATCAAATGATATTGATGACAGTCTCCGATCGTTCATGAATACATCATCGATACTCTCGCGAGTGTCTCTGATGCAGACAGGAACTCTCTTCAACCAGCCTAAGAACGTCATGACTGTGTTGAAGAGCGGAGAAGGGTGTACACACAGGCGCATATCGAGGATATCGCACAACGTCCTCCATATGACCCGTTCCCATCGGTGACATCTCGTAAACGAGATCTGCTCTGCCATCTGTCCACTTGCAAGAATGGAACGGATGTTAGAGCAGGCACCGATATACTCCAGCAGGGCAGCCTCCTCAAGGACTCCGTTTAAGAGCCTCTTGAGCGAGCCCACCGCACTAGGAGTGCACGGACGGTGCTGCAACAGGAGACAACACGCGAGACTAAAAGAGTAGGAGAAAGAGACCATGTCCATCTCTGAAACATGCGTCTCCCCCTTACTCTGAAGTCTAGCGTGTACTTCCCTGGCTCTGTCGGTACAATACCGAGAGAGACTAGAAGGCTGAGCCTTCGTTTGGTTTGGCATGCACTGGCTCCTGACCTCTCCATGGATTCCTCCTGGAGACTGGGTTACGGATTGGGATCGATGCCGGTGTCAGATAGACGTGTGACACCGTTCACCAGAGGGAGCAGAACATTGTCGTAGTTCAGATCCCTCTGGATAGACCCCAAGAGCCGGGACATGAAGCCCGTAAGGAGAGCGCCAGTAATGGCAGCATCCTTCGGGACCTTCAGCACGACGTGACCGGA